CCGCCCTTGTGGGCGGGACCCGGCAAGCGAAAGTTTGCTTCGACATCCGTCGACTCGAGAGAATTGAGCGTTGATAGCTAGGATGGTTGATACTCATGCCCGACCGTGAAAGGATTCAAGACGTGCGGGTAAACCACATTGGTAGTTACTACCATGTTTCGTTTACTCCACAGACTGGATTCCGTCAGGTGTCGGAGGGTATCAAGAGGACCACTAACGACGTGATCGGCAACCGAGATCATGCAAATGATTTCAGTATGTCCGAGCGCGAAACTTATTGGCCTCGCTTTTCCGGGGAATGGTGGGACTCCGGCAATTTAATTGTCGGAGCCTACTCCATGCCTGCCAGTCATATGGCACCGGAGGCTCCCGATCCAGGCTCTTATTACGGTGGGATTTCCCCACTGGATAAGAACAACCTGGCTTGGGAGATCCTCAGCAAAACCAATCCCAATGTGCCGGACGTGTCCGTGCCCACTGCGATTGGCGAGCTGAAAGACCTTCCTTCTCTAGTCAAAGACTGGGGTGGCAACCTTCTTAAGAAGGTAGCGAAAGGACATTTGTCCTGGCGCTGGGCCATCAAGCCGATGATTGGAGATATTCAGAAGTTGTGTCAGTTTCACGATCTCGTTGAAAAACGACTTCGTGAGCTGCGCAATCTTCAGAATAAGAAGGAGCTCAGGAAAAGGTGCAGCCTTGGTTCTGATAAACACTCAACTGACTGGGGTGGGGAATTCCCCATCGAGTCAGTCGTGTTTACAGCTAAGGCCATAGCGCGAACCCACTATCAGATGAAGATGTGGGGGTCTGCCTCTTTCAAGGTAGATCCATCGTTTGTGTTTCCGAAAGCGAGAGCTGACCTCACAAGGTTAGCCCGTCGCTTAACTCTCGGAATCACAAGCTATGATGCGCTAGCCACTGCATGGGAACTTTGCCCATGGAGCTGGTTCACGGATTGGTTTCTAGGTATAGGCAACGTAATAGATGCCTGCCGAAATACCGTTCCGTGCACTTGGGGCAGTATCTGTGTGATGAGAACTCTTTCTGTAAAGAATGAGTTCCAAGTCACAAACGTACCATGGTGGATAACCAATGTTGAAGGTTATCCCCTTGGTAAGTGGATACGGAAGGAGCGACATGTAGTCACTCCTATCCTGCCCTTTTCCCTTTCTCTCCCCCTGTTGGACAGGGGCAAATGGTCGGTCCTCGCGTCACTTGCAGCTCTGAAGCGCAAGTAGCGCTTGGGGGCTGTTAGCCGCGAGGAGGTTCCCATGTTGGGAAGTACTTCGATCACGTTCAACGGTAAAACGTTGTACAAGATCGACACACCGTCACACGCTTCGGAGTATCTATTCAAAGATGCTACGGAGCAATACGTGGTCAAAGTTCGGCATACGAAAACGAATGCCGGCTTTGACAGGCATAACGTCGAGGTCTCCCACACCGTGTGGGAAGTGCCTGGGACGTCGCCTGAGATTAACAGGAAGTCATACGTCATCCTCGAGCAATTGCCCGCGGATGAAGATGACGGTCTGCTCGCTGACCTTTGTGCTTTCCTTACGGCAAGCACGAATGCAGTGATTGCAGAGTTGTTTGATTGGCGAGTTTAACTCGCCATGCAAACATACCTGTTGATCTGGTGTGCCTTCATACTGGAATCTGTGGCATTGCCACTTATTCTTGTATGGAGGAAAGGTACCTAACAACGCATGGGACATTCCGACTCCTTTAACGGGGAGCCGTATGTCTAAATGCCATGTTAGGGAACTGATGCAAGTGCTTGACCATATCTGGAGAGATATGGCCAACACTTACCCGACGCTCGTAGGTGAGTTTGTCTTAGACAAATCTCGCTTGCGATCCTTCGTCGAGTGCCGCGGAATCCATGCACTATGCGTGGATATGGTGGCAGCCGGCAAGCACCTTGACAGGTGTCTTGCTAACGGCGAGTACAAACTGTCAGGACTACCTCTCACAAAGAGGTACTCTGGCAGAGTAGTGATCCCTAAGTTTCTTAGGGGACTCTACTTACTCGTTTTCGACGAAGGAGGAACCCTGAAAGGAGACTACGATGTACAAGCTGTGTTTTTCTTGCGGCAAATTTTGTTTGTCGCTCGTAAGGCCAGTTTGCCATGTAGTGAGAGCAATGTCCAAAAGGAAGTCTTGGAATTTGCTCTTGTGGATCTGGAACTCCCTTTACCCGAAAGGTTCTGGGAAGAAACAGCTCCTCGATACGAAGACGTTGAGAAGAATTTCTCGGGATTCCCCGAAAGTTCCCTCTACCTCTCTCGGATCGCGGACGAAGCGTGCCCCATCAAACGGGCGCGCCTATCCACCTTCTTGATGAATTTGGATAAAGTATCCAAGCTCATCACTTCCACACTGGGGCCATATAGGTTCTCAGAATGGAGGTTCAGACATGGTCCAGGTGCTGTCTCAGAAAGATCTGGCAGAGAGTTCAACAAGTACTGTTGGACAAACTGGTCAGATCGTCTGGAGAACGCGTTCCCAATTGCCGATTGTGGTTTCCACAATTATGGTAGTTGGGCTGACACTGCTGCTGATTCAAGAGTCGGATCGCGAGATCCGAGTTCAAGACTCATCAGCGTCCCAAAGACTTTCACTAGACCTCGGCTCATCGCCGCGGAACCCAGTGAAAATCAGTGGTGCCAGCAAAACATCTGGCACTACTTCTCGAAGCGCAGCCAGGACACTTGGATCGGCAATAGTCTCTTGTTTAGAGACCAGCGACGAAACCAAGACCTGTGCGTCAGAGGATCAAGGACAGGCTCCTACGCTACCGTCGATCTCTCGGCGGCAAGCGACAGAGTCTCGTGTCACTTGGTGGGACAGTACTTTGCGGCGAATCCGCCGCTTGTGCTGGCCCTTCAAGCCTCGCGTACCCGCTTCCTAGAGCAGAACATCAATCCTTTGGTTGATGCAAAGCTCGAGTTGAGAAAGTTCTCAACTATGGGTAGCGCCTGCACATTCCCAGTCCAATCATTGATATTCCTCGGGATCTGCCTCGCTTCCGTCGCCACTACGCGACGGTTGCAAGTAGGACCAAAGAATATCAAGTTCTTGGCTGAGGATGTGGCCGTCTTTGGGGATGATTTAATCATACCCAATGACAGTCGGGAGCTGTTGTTTGAGGCTCTTGAATTACTGCAGTTCAAGGTCAACGCTGGCAAGTCTTTCTGGACAGGACTGTTCAGGGAGTCTTGCGGTGTTGATGCCATGGGAGGTGTTAATGTAACACCTGCCTACTGGCGGTCTCCGAACAACGGCGACCCAGAGTCCATTGCAAGTACCGTAGAGGTGGCCAATAACTTCGAAAGAAGATTTTTGGTTCACACTGCAAGGTATCTTGCTTCGACCATACCTGACGGAGTAATCCCGAAGGTAAGTATGGACTCTGGTGTTTGTGGTCTAAAGTCCTTTGCAAGGCCTGATCCTCCGCCCCTAAAGCGGTGGAACAGCGACCTACAACGGACCGAAGCTCGCGTTGGTTTGCTAATTAGCAAGCAACGCCGGACTCCGATCACAAACGACTCTGCGTACCTTCAGTATTTTACTGAAAGGCCACTGCCATCCACTCCGTGGAAAAGCGGTGTCCCGCAGAGACCCAAAACGCTTCGGCGTTTTGGGTGGGTTCCTCTGGACGATATCATCATATGATATCACTCCATTTGGATAAGGGAAGGTAGTCTGGGTAAATGCTTCCGGAAGCTGTGTTAGTAGCACAGTTTTCCTTTGGCGGAAAACCC